CACACTCCCCATATGATTTTGCTGTCCCGGCTTCGCAGTCCACGGGTAGGCCAGCAGCCCAGTCGGGTGTCCACCGCATCGACTCTTCGACATATGCCTTGGCCGCAGCAGTTTCGGCGTCGGGAACGCAGCATACAATCGAGTCATGAACAGTTAACACTACTTTGTATCTCTTGGCAATCCGTAACATCTGCTCACCAATGATACACCGTGCGATGGCTTGGCACACGTTCTCCACGACCTTGCCGCCGTAGATTTTCTTCTCACCTGCGCGGACCTTGTAGTAGTACTGCGGCCCCTTCTCTTCCTCGCGCGCGAACAGGTCGTGGTAATACATCGGTAGACCCGAGGGCAGTATGATTGCCTTCTTCACGGGGTCCACTTTCAGCACGCCAGAGCGTCCGAAATCGTAGCGGTCACCCTGTGCCATGTAACGCAGCATGTTTTGGGCATCGCGCCACAGGTGGCTAATGTGCCAGTTGGCATCACGGTAGATGCTGATGACCCGCCGTGCTTCGTCGAGCGGCATGTCGAACCCAAAGGTCTTTAGCTGGTCTTGGAACTTGGGCGCACCCATGCCATAGCCTGCGCCGAGAATAGTCGTCTTACCCACGAACCGCTGGTCCTTGGTTACCTCGTCCACAGGCACCCCGTAAATGGTAGAGGCCATCTTCTTGTAGACGTCCTCTTTGTTAGTGAACGCACTAACAAGGTCTTCCTGTTCAGCCAGCCACGCAAGCACGCGGGCTTCGATCTGCGCTGAGTCTGCCTCGATGATGGTGTGGTCCTCGGGTGCGATGATCGCCTTCTTCAACGCCTTAGCGTTTGGCCCGCGGCTCGGCAGGTTCTGTAGGTTGATCTTGTCATCACCACCCCAGCGACCAGTGTGCGCAGCGTAGTAGCGCACCGGCACAGGCAGCTTGCCACGCCGTGAGATGTCAATGAACCGCTGCGTGCGTGTCTCTTCCAGAGTGGACTTGGTGCCAAGCCGTGCAGCGACGAGCGTCTGCACCCTGTCGTCGTCATGCTCCAGCAGCGCCTTGAACTCTTCGTCGTTCTTGGCAAATGCGAAGGTTTCCTTACCCGTCGTGGGGCTGATCTTTACCGGCGGCGTCACACCTAGACCAATTAACATATCCGCAAACTTCGGGTTCGACATGAGGTCGCTCTTGTCCTCGATGCCCGCCTCGACCAACAGCTGCTCTTTGCGTTCACGCACAGCTTCCAAGTGCTGCTCCAGCAGCCCAGCGTCCAGCTCTAGCATCGGGTCGGTAAACATCCGCAGGGTCAGGTCGATCAGCTTGAGTTCCCGCATGGGGAAGTCTTTAGACATGATCTTGAAGGCGGTGTGTGTCAGGTCCACGTCGTTGATGCAGTAGTCGCCGTAGACTGACAGGTCATAGTCAGAGAACTCTAGTCGTCTTTTCCCAATCGCGCGTACAACTTCCGTTCCCTTAACTCCGATACCGAGTCGAGAAGCCACTGCTTTGAGGCTTGCTGAACTTTCGACGCCAAAAAGAGCACGAGACATGTGCATGGTATCAGCAAGAGCGCGAGGATGGATACCAAAGCGCCAACCCAATATAGCACCGTCAAACATAGTATTGTGGGCAAGTACCATACTGTTAGCCCAGTCAAACGTAGCGAGGTACCGAGCGACCTGCTCCTTTGTCCCGCTTGCCCATTCTGTCTCATTGCCGTTCACCTTCACTGCCACGCCGATCACCTCGAAGCGAGGGTCGCGGATGTATTCTTCTGTTGTCATCTTGGACAGAGAATAGTCCCTGTCGTAATAGGTCTCAAAGTCGAGAGTTATCAGGTCCATCGACGTTCTCCATATATCGCTGCAGTGAGTGCAGGCTTTTCTTTGCGTGATAGTCGCTGATTTTCGACGAGTTGTTCCCGATGCAGACAACCCGCCGACCGTTGTGGTGTAGGAAGTAATGGTCTCGCTTCTTCACGACTTCCCAACCTTCGGGCAGTTGTCTAATTGCCTCCTTTAGTAGAGAGTGAACTTGCTTCGGTATCGAGTCCGACATCTTCTCCTCCTTGCATTTCGATCAGACGCTGCAGGTGATGCACGGCTTTCTGTATGTCCTGCATCCCGCCCTTGCTCTGCTCCCGTGCGAGGTAGCTTATGGCTACACCCTTATGGTAGCCGCGGTACTCTGCGGGCGTCAGCCATGCCTCTAGTGCCTCCCAAGGTTGCACTGGCATGTCTTTATAATGCGCGCCGCCGACTTGGCTGTCTAACGCGCTTGGTGTCTTGTTAGTGTCCACACTAACCTCCTCTCTCCAGTTGGGTGATGAGATGCGGGCTATCATCTGCTCCGCCTTCCCCAGACTCACGTCACAGTTCAACACTATGTCTTCTATCGTAGCCTGCCTGTTTTTCAGCAGGTATGCCCACACCCGCTCTTCTTCGTTGGTCATTTAAATTTCTTCCCTGTACGCTGTGCGATGTACACGAACCGCTTATCACCTGACTTGTCTATGCGCCCCTGCACGAGGGCCACGAGCCCTGCTTCCTGTGCCGCAGCGGCGTCGGACCTATACCGCCCACCTGCGTGAGCCCCCCGGTGATAGATAATTTTGTCACCACGTTGAGTATTCGCCAGCGCAACTGTGAAAGCTTCGGGGTCTAGTTTGCCGGACAAGTCGATTGTCTGTGCTTCACGTTCAGAAGTCGGGCTCATACAGCACCCCCTCTTCTTCCAGTTTCCGCAGGTGATGCAGCTCTGTTATTAGTTGCCCTAGTCGTGGGTCGTTGACGCCTTCTTCCCAGATGATGTCGTCGACCTTGCGCTCTAGTCGTTTGCGTTCTTGCTGCACGTTTATAAGGTGCGGGTCGTTATCATAGGCCACGTAGTTTCCTCCTCGCATACCATGCCCCAAACTTCCAAATTATCCTGTATGGCGACCATTTCGGCGCAACTATGTCCGCCGTGGTGCACCACATCTTTAGGTCCAGATAATCCTCGCGTGTCTTCATATCTGGAACCCTTCGCTGCGTAGCCCACTCACAAACTGCTCAAGCTGTTCCCGTGCATACCATAGGTCCAACTGAGCCTGCCGTGATGGGTCTACCTTCATCGCCCGATCTTGAGCGGCATCGACACGCCGCCGTAGGAACTCTAATTCTGCTCGCTGTGCTTTGTTTAGTTCCATGTGTCACCATGCGGGAATGTGGTTTTCGATTCTGCTCTTAACGTCTTTCATGTTCTCTTCGTTGACGACGAGCGCCAACCCGCCATTCTTGGCGATGCTCTTGAGGTTCTTCTCTTGCAGGGGTGTTGGTTTGTTATTTCCTGCCTTGCACTCGATGCCGAAGAACGTCCCTTGGTAGCAGCCCACGATGTCAGGCACACCGCTTGCTCCGTATCCACCTGTCACGGGATAGAAGTAGTAAGCACCCATGTCCTTGAGCTGTTGCACCACGACCTTCTTGACCTTAGCCTCCGGTGTCATCGCCATTCTTGTCTCCCTTCAACCATTTTACGATCTGCCGCAGCGCATACTTGCGCTCACCCTCCCACTTGTCTTTGAACTCGGCCCAGAGGGCATCTGCCAAGTTGTTGCGCGCATACATCACGCCTTGGAAATGGGCGACGGTCGCGCCTTCGGATAGCAGTTTGTTCTCCGCCTCCAGTTCCTCGATGCGGTCGGCTGCTTCCGCCTTGATCGGCTCCCCAAAGGAAATAGAAAAATCGGGGGCCTTGTATGCGTTGGATGCACGCAGCCGGTTCACTAGATCGTCACTCATCCCCGATCCTCCCCTGCCGCCTTGATAATCGCCGCCACTTCTGCGGGGTTGGATGCGATGCGGCGGATAGAATTAGCTGCATCCCATGCCGCAGAAGATTTAGGTGGGTTGGACAGCAACATTGCCGTGTTTCGCAATTCATCTTCGCAGCACGTTACCGCCCGTTCCAACGCCGCCCGCACGATTGCTTCGGGCGATGGGGTCGGAGGGATTTCTTTCCATTTAGCCATTGCCATGTCCCCCACCTTCAATGCGCTCCAAGACCAGAAACGCGCGCAGGTATCTGCCTTGCAGCTTTTTGTGTTCTGCCTCGGTCAAGCGGTAGTTGTGCTTCGATCCAGTGCCATTACGGCGGTCATGCAGCGCGTCATCAAGCGCGCAATACACTTCCCATGCCTCGTCTGCGTTGAGTTTAATTGCCATCACTTCTTCCCCTGCAGCATTAGCGTAACATGCTTATTCAGCACGTCGAGAAACTCATAGGCCAGCCGTGCATCGCCCTGCGCAGTTGCCACGATCTGTCGAGCCAGCTGCTCGCTGCTCATGGTGCTAGCCGCACGTCGCTTGGCTGCTTCTTGCACGTCGTTAAAGTTACTCATCTGTCTCCCCTTTCATCCACTTGATGTCAGCCAGTAGCTTGGCCTTCTCGGCTTGGAGTTTCTCGTTTAGTTGTGTGAGCCGTGCGATCTCGTTGCGTTGCTTGGCTAGCTTTGACCGCAGCTTGTTAATGTCCTCGTCCTTCATGTCTCTCTCGCGGGAACTGGTTTCAGTTGTGGGTGGGGGCCGAAGCCCCTGTTAGTGTCG